CTAATAAAAAGAGACATTAAGAATGTGGGGATTTTGATCTTTTTTCGTGAATTCAATCTTTTCAATAAAGGATTGAACAAATTCCCTTTTTTCTTCAGTATTCAGATAAGCCCAGTTAATTTTAAATTCATTTACCAATTTTTTAGCCTTTTTGATATCGATAGGTACAGGGGTTGCTCGTTGAATTTCAGATAGTCTTTTTGTGAAATTTTCATGGGCCTTTCTAGTTTCGGACATCCTTGCAGTAAATTCTTCATCCGTCATCAAGTCTGACGCCCAAGCCTTTTGGAATTTTTCTCTTTGTCTTTCAATTTTAACTATAGCGTTTTGAATTTCTGTTGTTTCATTTTTTTCTTCTTTAACTACTGGCTCCAGATCAAACTTCACATTTTTCATAAAAAGAAGTAGTGCTTTCTCAAGTTTTTTCTCACTTACTGAAATGCTTGGTCTTTCATTTAAAGCGCATGATTGACAGCGATAATGGAGCGACTCTACATTTTTCTGATCTTTTTTACGGAAATAGACACTTCGCTCACATCCAAGCCGGTTTCCGCATTGAGGGCATACTAATTTCATTTGAAAAATATGAGCAGACTCTATCTGTCTTTTTCTAAAATTTTGCCGAGAATATAATATATTTTGAAGTTCCTCAAATTCTTCTTTTGTCAAATACCCTTCATGGCTTGTTTCATTAAGCTCATCTTTCCAACGTAAAGCACCATATAAAGCGGGGTTGTGTAAAATAGATAATATTGTTGCGATGTGCCACTTGTAACCTCTTATAGGCAAATATGATTGATCAAGATATTTAGCTATTTGTCTTATGGACCATCCTTTTTTAACTTTGTCAATCATATCCATTAGGATATAGCCTTGTTTTTTGTCCTTTACTAATGTTTCATCCTGTTTTTTAAATCCAAAAGGAGCTGGGGCGCTATACTGTCCTTGTCTAGCTTTTTCCACTTGACCCATCGTAACCCTCTCGCCCAGGTTTTCACGTTCCCATTGGGCCATTGCAGCAACAAGTGTTATAAACAAACGACCGGTCGCCGAGCCAGTGTCATAAACTTCTGTAGCTGATCTAAAGATACAATTATTCTTATCAAAAAGATCAAGGAGTTTATAAAGGTCTTTTACAGAGCGAGTCAATCTATCAAGGCGATAAACAAGAACAACATTAATTAAACCTTGTTGGATATGATCTAACATTAATTTCAAGTAAGGCCGATTCGTGTCTTTGGCTGATTTCCCCTCGTCTACATAAAACTTATAGTCTTGCCAATCTTGTGATATGCAGTATGCCTTCAGTTTTTCTCGTTGAGCTGAAATAGAAAATCCTTCTCTTGCTTGTTCTTCTGTGCTTACCCTAATATAGATTCCTACAGTCATAAAAACCACCTCTCCAGAAACATACGTTCGGTTTCGAGCTTAAAAAATTTTTCTTTTCATGATCACATTTTCAACACCCCCTTTATTGGACAGTTTTTTCAAACTGCATAGCTCGGGAGGCACTCCATGAATACGAGCTATATCGTATATAGAGTAATTCATGTTCCGATATTCATGGAGTGAATTGTCTGGTATAAGTAATTCGACTGCGAAGATATTTGCCTCTGCTTCAATTTTATTAGTCGAAAAAAGCGTTTTTTCACGCATAAAGGGTGTATTTGCTTTAGGATGTAATACTCCATGGCCTACCTCATGCGCGCAAACAAAATTCATTTGAATTTCGTTCATATTTGAGTTAAGAAAAATGTATTTGTTTCTACGATCATAAAAATAAAAACCCATTATCTCTTTATGTAAATTTCGATGAATAACCTGTATTTTTAGCATCTCTGCAAGTTCGTAAGGGTTATTTGAGCCATACTTACATACAAGTTCATTTACTTTTCTTTTAATCCACACAGTAATTGCCCCCCCCTAAAAAGGTTTATATGTTTAGTCATCGTCACTATTTCTATGTTTTTTAGGGATGTATTTTTTGTTAATTCGTTGGGTTTGTCGGACGGCATATTCCATAGCCTCTAAAAGGGATTCAATAGCTTCATCGGACATCGGCTCGCCTGAAAAACTTAGTCCCTCTGCATTTTTTAAATCTTTCTTTATTTGCTCCATCCGTTTTGCAATGTCTTTCTCATCTTTCTCCGATGTTCGATATTCTTCTGGAGATTCAGAAACAAGGCGCTGATTATCTTCTAAAAGATTTGATACAGGGATGTTTAAAGCCTTAGCAATTGAGCTTAGGGTTTCAACACTTGGGTTATATCTATCACGTTCAACGTCTGCAACATATGACCTTGACATGTTTGCTTTTTCAGCTAATTGGGCTTGTGTATATCCTTTTTGTTTTCTCCAATACTTTAATCTTTGGCCTACTGACAAAGTAAAAGCCTCCTTCCTGTGTCGGTTATACCGACGTTTATATATAAATTATAGACTGAAAATGACGGGGATACAAGTTGTTTAATGACGGAAATACAAGTAATATGGAGTAAAATTGAGTGAAATGACGTTAATACAAGTATATTTCTTGAAATTCCTTCAAAATGCTTAGTTTTAAAGGAATTTGGATTTTTACAAAATGACGTGAATGCAATACAATCTAATCATCAACAAAGGAGGTGAGTAAATGTTTGATCGAAAACTTTTAGGGGCTTTGATTAAAAACCAAAGATGCAAGAAGAAATTAACACAGCTTGAATTGGCTGAACAAACGGGCTTATCAAGAAGTTATATTTCGGACATTGAAAATGGGAGATATATTCCCGGCGCTTCAACTCTTACATCATTAGCTATTTGTATTGATCTTGATTTAAATTTGTTGAAAATGACGGAAATACAAGACAAAAGAACAGCAGGGGTCGGTTAGATGAAACCTTTATCAGAATCAACAAAAAGAAGAATGGCTGAATTTTTTATGCGTACAAGCATTCCAAGAATCCTAGCCAAGGAGCAACAAGAAAAGGCAATGGAAAAAGAAACCTTAAAAACAAAAGGTGCTTGAAAGGAGGTGATAAGCATGACAGCTTTGAAAGCTCTTGAGCTTGCCTGTTTTTTCGCTCAATTCAAAAGCAAGCTACTTGCTAAAGGAAAAGTTAAGGCGGCTATGTTTGCTGATAAAAAAATCAAACAGTATTGCTTTCAGTATGTAACTCTACTTAGTCAGGGAGATAGCCAAACAATTAAAGAAATGGAGGATATTCAAGCATGAACCTAAATCATTTTCTAAAAGCTGATCGCGAAAAAGCGGAAAGGCTGTTCATTTCAACGCGAGATCTTATTTCGGAATTGCCTGCCGCGATCGAGGGACATGATTTTGAAGGATGTGTAGAAATTTCGGCGACAATCATTTTAAATTGCAAGGATCTTAAACGGATGGAGCACCCGGAACAGGTTGTTCGGCTTCACGAAATCGCGTCCAAATTTGCGAACAGGGGATTAAACGTTTCAACTGTAAGGAGATCGTTTCAATGAATATCGAACATCCAATGATCACGGAGATCAACCGTTACGGATATCCTTTGGAATATTTGAAGTATGAAGACGAAGACGACCAGGATGATGATGACAAATAAAAAAAGCCGCCTTGGCAGAGGCGACTCAAAACAATGATGAGCAATTAATTCCATTCTAAATGGAACTCTTAACAAAATCAATAACAGGAGGGCCATATATATGAATCCTTTACAGGCATTCGAATTAAACGAAATTTCAAATAGCAGTATGCCGCAGGAGGGAAGTCCACAGTTTGAGATCACAGACATGAATAGCCTGAATTGGGCTTTCCGGAAAATTGCTGCTTTAAAGACACAGGAAAAAGAAATCAAGACGCTGGCGGCAACCGAAAGGCAGCGTATCGATGAATGGGAATCCCAGGAGCTAAAACCTGTCGCGAATAATCTGGCGTTCTTTGAAAACCTGGTCAGCATCTACCATTCAAAGCAGCTTGAACAGGATCCGAAAGCAAAAACACTTTCCACACCTTACGGCAAATCAAAAAGCCGGGCAATTAAAGAGCAACCTAAACCAGCCGATAAGGATAAGCTTCTCAAGCATGTGAAAGAGGCCGGTCTCACTGAATTTATCAAAGAAGATGTCAAATGGGGCGACCTTAAAAAATCTCTGTCCATCAAAGAGGTGGGCGGCAAAAAGGTTGTCGTTGATGAAAATGGACAAGCTGTTCCGGGGATAGAAATAGAACCTGCCTCCACAAGCTTCAAAGTGGAGGTGTAATAGATGTTTCAAGTCACAAACGCACAGCGTGAAAAAGAAAAGGCAATTGTCGGCTTTATCGGGCCGAGTGGATCCGGAAAGACTGCCGGCGCCCTGCTAGTTGCTTACGGAATGATGCGGGAAGCATACCCGGATGCAAGTGATAAGGAAGTCTGGTCAAAGATTGGTGTTGTGGATACTGAGCACCGTCGCGCCAAACTGTATGCAAACTTGCAATTTGATGATGTACGGATTGGCAGCTTCAAGCACATCGATTTTACACCGCCTTATACCACAGAACGGTATCAAATGGCTCTTGAAGCAATTAAGGAAGCCGGTGCAGAAGTTGTCATAATTGACTCGCTTTCCCACAATTGGGCGGGGGAAGGCGGCATTGTTGAAAAACATGGGGAAATGCAAGGTAACTCATTTCAAAACTGGGGTAAACTTGCGCCCGAAACTACGAAATTAATAAAAACGTTAACGCAAAATGACGTCCACATTCTGGCGACGCTTCGGACCAAAACTGAGTACGTTGTTGAGCCGAACAGTGAGGGGAAAATGGCGCCGCGTAAGGTCGGGACCAAGCCTGTGCAAAAAGACGAAATGGAGTATGAATTCATGCTCAATTTCAATATTGGTATTGATCATTTGGCGGAAACATCAAAAGATAATACCCGCATGTTTGAAGGATCTTCTTTTAAGCTCAATCCAGAAATCGGCCGAAAGCTTTACCAATGGCTTGAGCTCGGTATTGATGTGAAGGCAGGGGAAGAAGCTGAGCGGCTCCGTTTGATTGAGGATATTAAAGCGATTGTTTCCGGCAACGAAGCAGCCGCGCAGATGGTTGAAGAATTTCAGATCAAAGCAAATAAAAAACTTGATCAATGGACTATTAAGCTGGCATCCGCCGCACTTGATAGATTACAAGCTTTAAAGACTAAGGAGGAAAAATAATGTTTACAGTAGACCACAGTAAAGGTGAAGCTTTTGAACCGATTAAACCAGGAGAATACGAAGCGACAGTTATCAACTTTGAAGCCAAAACGGCTGCATCCGGAAATGAGCGCCTTGTCGTAGATTATGAAATTCGTTCTGACGTTGAGCAGCCATGCCAGGGCCAGAAAATTCTATACGACAATTTCACCGTTACGGAAAATGCAATGTGGAGATTTCACCAAGCATCAAAGGCCGCGGGTTTTCCAAACGGAATGCAATTTAAGAATCATATCGAATGGGCCAAGGCGTTTCTGAATAAACCGGTTCGCCTGCTTGTCGGGGAAAGAGAACATAACGGCAAGAAATATCCAGAAGTCAAAGCGTTTAAGCCGTCAGAAGCGCCAGCACCGGAAACCGAACCAATTAATATCAGTGACGATGATATACCGTTTTGATCATAAAAAACACATATGAGGGAGTGTATAGCTCCCTCGTTTTTAAAGGGGAGTTATCACATGTACGAATTTAAAAACATACCGCAAGAGCTAAAAAACGCCCCTCAGTGGATTTTATGGCGTTCCGAAGAACGTGACGGTAAGAAAACAAAAGTGCCGTACCAGATTGACGGCAGCATGGCTCAATCCAGTAATAAAAGAACCTGGTCGACGTTCCCGACCGTTTTGAAATTTTATAACGATCGAGATTATGACGGGATCGGCTTCATGTTTTCAAAAGATGATCCGTTCATCGGCATAGACATAGATCATTGTGTGGAGGACGGTGTCTTGTCCCCGTTTGCTGAGGAAATTGTTCAGGCGATTAGCAGTTACACCGAATATTCACCCAGCGGCAAAGGAGTCCACATCATCACAAAAGGTAAGATCCCATTGCGCGGGCCAGGCACAGGGAGAAAAAATCCTGAACTTGGACTGGAAGTATACCGCCACGGCCGCTATTTCACCTTTACCGGTAATAGTCTCGGGATCGGGGCCGTTGAAGAACGAACAGACGAGCTCAAAGAGCTGTTCGGAAAATATTTGAAGGACAAAAAAGAAGAATCGAAACCGTCCAACCCGCCTGCTGCTTCATCCCGTGATATGAGCAACCTCTCTAATAAGGAGATATGGGAAAGGATGTTCAACAGCAAGAACGGGAAGAGCATTCAGGATCTGTTTAACGGTCATCTGATAAATGATGATCACTCGGCCACAGATATGGCTTTGTGTAATCATTTGGCATTCTGGACGGATAAGGATCCCGCAAAAATGGATTCAATGTTTCGCGAATCAGGTTTGTTCCGGGAGAAATGGGATCGACAGCATTCATCCGATGGCGCTACATATGGAGAAATGACCATTGCCGCGGCCGTTTATTCTACTCATACGACAATTTCTGATTTGCTGGAAGAGCAGCAGGAACAGCCGTATGAAGTATACATTTCCCATCCCGAAAATTCTCAAGTTGAGGATACCGAAGAGATCATTGACACTCCGCCGGCGTTTCATTTGACGGAGCTCGGCAACGCGGAACGAGTTGTCTACTACCACGGAAAGAATATTCGATATTGTAACGAGCTTGACTGGCTGATCTGGAACGGCAAGCGATGGGAAGAAGACAGCAAACGAAAAATTGAAGCCATTACCGCTAAGACATTACGGGCGTTGTACGGCGAGGCTAAGGCCACAGAAGACAAATTCCGAAAAAAGCAGCTGAACGATTGGGCGAAGAAATGCGAGCGCCGCAACATACGGATGAACACAATTTTAGATGTTCGGCCAATGGTTTCAGTGAGGAAGCAGGAACTGGATTCCCACAAATATCTTTTAAATTGCGATAACGGTGTGATTGATCTAAAAACAGGCGAACTTCTGCCGCATGATCGGGATCTGCTTTTTACAAAAATATCTCCTGTCTCTTATCAACCGGACGCAGACTGTCCGAACTGGAAAGCTTTCTTGGAAAGCATCTTTATAGATGACCAGGGCAAGCCAAACTATGAAATTATTGATTTCATGCAGAAGGCAATTGGCTATTCGCTGACCGGGGACACCACAGAACAGGTCATGTTCTTTCTATTTGGAAACGGTCGGAATGGTAAATCAACCTTTATCAATACTGTTCAGCATTTGTTCGGGGACTATGGCCGGCAGACAAACAGCGACACTTTCATTAAGAAGAAAAATGACAGTGCCATAAACAATGATATTGCCCGGCTGGACGGCGCCCGGTTTGTGTCGGCTGTCGAGAGTGAAGAGGGACAGCAGCTGTCTGAATCGTTGGTGAAGCAGATCACCGGCGGCGAAAAGATGTCAGCGCGTTTTCTGCGCCAGGAATACTTTGAGTTTACACCGGAATTTAAAGTCTTCTTTACCACAAACCATAAACCGATCGTTAAAGGCAGCGATGAAGGTATTTGGCGCCGGATCCGGCTGGTCCCGTTTACTGTCACGATTTCAAAAGAAAAAGTAGACAAGAAGCTGCCGCAGAAACTGGCTGCGGAAATGTCAGGGATCCTGCGGTGGGCTATTGAGGGCTGCTTGAAGTGGCAGAAGGAAGGCCTGGGAGAACCGGAAGCGATCAGGAAGGCAACGGAAGGCTACCGGGAGGATATGGACATTCTCGCCCCTTTTCTTGCTGAAAAGTGTGTTACTCATCCGGCTGCAAAAATCGAAGCAAAGGAACTTTATAAGGAATACAAAGATTGGTGTTATGAAAATGATGATGTTGAGTTGAAAAATCGCGCCTTTTATCGTCAATTAGAAATTCGAGGTTTTAAAAAAGCAAAAGGGGCAAAAAACAAGACATTTATCCATGGAATAACATTAAATCAGTACGCCGGAGGAAGTTTTTTGCAGAAAAATGATGGGCGGGTTACTGAAAGGGTTACTGAAATCACTACAAAAAGTAACCCAGATAAGGTTAGTTCAATCAATAGAAAGAAGCTTTAACCATTGATATATAAGGATTTATTGGCGTTTTACATTTTTTAGGGGTTACTGAGGTTACTGAATTTTCTATGTTCCATCTACTGAAAAAAATAAATAAAAAATAAATATATATATATTAATTATTATTTATAGAGCTTAATAGTGAATTAGAAAAATTCAGTAACCCTTTAATCAAAAAAATGTCTCAATCCATTGATATGACTGGATTTCGAGTGGGTTACTGAAATTTTAATTTGATAACCCTTTTAGTAACCCCTTTTTAAAAGAGGTGAAAAAATGAATCGCGCAGATACTATTGAGGATTTCATTAAAAACCAATGTATTCGTTCTTGTGGTGGGAAGGTTGAAGCCAAATTGCTTTATGTTGCATGTAGAGAATATTTTGGTTTACGTGAAAACTCATTTATCGGTACTCGGACGTTTTATGAAATATTAAGACAATTAAAATATGATCTTAGAAAATCAACTGGAAATAAGCTCTTTGTTTTCGGTATAGCATTAAAAAGTGGTGATTCCAATGCACCCAAAACAAATTTGTGATGACCTTGCCTTTTTGGGTTCACCTTTAGTTCTGGATGGGGATGACCTTTATATTGAGCATCCGGAGAACGTCTATCCAGAACTTGTGGAATTTGTTCAGTCACATAAAAAACGGATCATCCAGTATTTAAAAGGTGAATACTCAATGCAGGATCATAAAGTCAAACAGACCATTGATAAAATCATTAATTACTTTATGGGCATAGATCAAGAAATGAATCCAAAAATAGACGACTGGTTCAATCATGAGTGGGATGCGGCAACCAAAGCCGCGAGATTGCTCGTTCTATTTTGGGAGAACGGCTGGAGAGATCTGAACAGCTCCGTTTCGAATTTTGAGGATGAAGAAACGGACAAGCTCTCTTTAGAAATCTATGAAAGGGCCATGTCGTACTTTAAGGGGAAGAAAGCATGACGATTATTCATTACAACTATTCGGATACTGAAATGAAAAATATTCTCGACAGCATGATCATTATTGTGGATACGAGGGAGCAGAAGAACCAGCATGTTCTTGACTATCTCCGCAAAAAGAACGTATCCATCAAATTCAAAGGGATGAAGACGGGCGACTATTCCGCCATGATCCCGAAAAACGAGGAATACGGGATTAGCCGGGACATGTATTTGAACGCCGCTATCGAACGGAAAAACGGTGTTGATGAACTGGTTCAATCCATTAAGGACCGTTCCCGGTTTGAAAATGAATTGATCCGTGCAGCCAAACACCCCTTCACTCTTCTTGTGGAGGATCTGGAAGGCTACCAAAAAATATTGAACGGAAAATATCGCTCACAATATAAGCCGCAGTCCTTGCTTGGCAGCTTAAAAACGTTTGAAGTCCGTTACAATTTCTCAACCGTTTTTATTAACCCGAGCGCGACCGGAAACTATATCTATCACCATTTTCATTATATGGCCCGGGAGCTGTTAAAGGGGGGCCTGTTGTGAATGAATTAATGAAGTCCCTTTATTGTGAAAGGAAAAAGGACGAGCTTAAAGCGCGGCTACTTAAAATGGGGTATTTTAAAACACTTGACGGTCGGCAGCTGTATGAGCTTTCATTGACTGAATTAGACGAAATATTCAAAAAGAAATTGATTGAAAGGGGAAAATGATGGAGACCGGGACGCGATATGAAACGCAATACGGGCGCTCTGTGGGGTATGACTCCCTTTAGAGTGGTTTAGTAGCCTTATAGAGTTAAAACGTCTCTATGGCCTTGCAAACAAAGATTTGACCTATGTCGAGATCGTTGGGAAAGATTATGATGTTCAGAAGGTGAGGCAACGATGATTTATCTAATTACAGGAATCCTGATCATTGCCGCTCCATTCATCTGGATGGAGATTGCAGAAAGACGGATCCAGGAATGGGAAAAAGAAAAATGAACGAATGGAGGGAAAGGATGTCAAAGGAACAGCTATCATTTCTCGATGATGTGGACGAAAAGGCCGTCCGAAAAATAGTCATCAAAGAACTGAAAAATTACCGCGCGCTCAAAGTCCAATTAGAGAATAAAAAAGAATGTTCGTCTGCCGGCATAAACATTTTCCCTTCCCTCCGGGATTCATTTACCGTTAATGAACTCAAAGTCAAGCAGATGGAACGGGCTTTACAAAACAGCTTGGACGATGAGGAACGTTTGATCATCGAAAAGAAATACCTGACGGCTGCCAGGGTGAAAGACATTAATATATATATGGAACTCGGCATGAAAAAGGATACCTATTATGAAATAAAGCAACGGGCAATCTGCCGTATAGCAACAGCACTCGGAATTATCTGAGTGCTTTTTTCATCGAGAAAAACCCGACAAAATCCCGACATTTTTCCGATAATCAGGGGGATAAAGAGGGGGAATTTTTATGCGTAATTTGTCGATAAGATTTACTTATCAAGAAATAACGGGATACGCACCATTCCCTTATCAAGGTGAATTCGGATACTCAAATTAAGGCGATGAGGAATGAAGCAAAACGGGAGGAACATTCTGAGCCGGATCGCGCTAGTCTTGCGGCTTTGGTATCGGGAGATTTGTAAGCAGTATGTTTTTTGGACATGCCGTCTTACAATGCTTGGCTTCCTCCCGGAGTATGTGTAAGGCGCAAATTTGAATAAGCGTTTAGCGTAAGGAGGAATCGTTCGAAAATTTTTGCCTATGATGCAATATAACAATTTATTGTCCGATAATAATTCAAAGGAGGACAAAGATGATTTTTATCAAAAAGCAAACGTAATTTAAATAAATATTTAAACGTATGTTCATTTTATTTCTGATTATGATTATAATAAATAAGATATGTTTAATTACACTAAAGGTGTGTTGAAAAATGATTACATACGTAAAACAAGATATTTTTGAAAGTCCTGCACAAGTATTAGTCAACACTGTGAATACAGTTGGTGTAATGGGCAAAGGCATTGCAAAAAAGTTTAAACAAATATACCCCGAAATGTTTGAGCAATATCAATATTTCTGTGAAAATAAAACTTTAGATGTAGGTAAATTGTGGATATACAAATCAGATCATAAATGGATATTAAACTTCCCAACCAAAAAACATTGGCGTTCCCCCTCTAAGATTGAATATATTGAAATGGGTTTGAAAAAGTTTGTTGAAACTTATGAGGAGAAGGGGATAAATTCTATTTCTTTTCCGTTACTCGGATGTGGCAATGGAGGACTTGATTGGGAGACTGAAGTACAACCATTAATGGAACATTATCTTAGACCTCTGCCAATAGAAGTTTATATTCACTTGAACGGAAATAAATCTAAGCCTGAACACAAAGATGTATCATCAACAAAAAAGTGGCTAAGATCTATGCCCAGATTTCTTAGTTTTAGCGAGGTCTGGGAGGATTTACAACATAAGATTATGTTTGATGGTCATATCTACTCTGAAGGTGAGAAATGGGACGTAGCCATTGATGAATTTGATGTTGTAAACGAAGAGGATAATGTAGAAAAAACCTTAGCTATACAGTTTAGTCTAGAAGGTTTTCACGTTAACTTAACAATAGACCACTTAAATGATGTGTGGCGTTATCTCAGAAAAGTTGGTTTTTGCACAAAGAAAAATCTCCCTGATGGTTTACATGAATTTGGCGGACTTATTTTTAATTTGTTAAATAAATTGGATTACATTACACCTGTCGAAATTGCTACTAAATTCAACGATGAAAGTGACTTCGAAAATGGTATTCGGATAGTGCCTTCTAAAATGAATACGGCTTTTCAAGATAAAGGGGGGAGGATTTTAATTGAACCAGCAGAGGATGAAAAATAGTGAGCAATTCGAAATAATCATCAATGACCTAGTGAATGGGAAAATAAATACTGGATTACCCCCTCAAAAAAGGTGGATACCTAAATACGTTTACCATTTTACTGATTTAATCAATGCGAAGAACATTCTTACAAGTGGTTATATTTATAGTAGAAGTTTAGCGAAACAGCTTGAAATAATGGAAAAAGACAATGCAAGCCAAGAAATAATAGATCATACTGAAGAAAAGTGGAAGTCTTATGCTAGATTTTACTTTAGACCTAAAACACCTACACAATATCATAATGAAGGAATTCGCTGTTCGCATCAAATAAATCAGGTGCTAAAAGCACACTGTCCAGTCCCCATATTTTTTTTATTTGACAGTTTGTCTATGTTAACTATGGAGGAATCGAAATTTACATATGGAAATTTGGCTGCCGAGGGTACAATCACATATGAAGATGCTAAAGATTTCAAAAACATGCCTTTTTCCTCAGTTTATCATGAAGGGTATTTTGATAGAGAAAATGAGCATTATATCGTTTATAATAGGCATGCTGAATTAATTGTTCCTAGGAAAGCTTCTTTGCAATATTTGAGAAGGATAGTCTGTAGAAGTAATGCTGAAAAAGAAACTCTTATAAATTTATTAGATTCAGAAGTGAAAGAAAAATACAAAGGCATGATAATTGTAGATACTCGAAATGCTTTTTTTAACGGATGTTATACATTTGTAGAAGAGGCAAATTTAACCAGTGATAAAATTATATTCACGTTTAATCAAAGTAAAGAGGAGGTTTTATTTAATGCTAAACTGAGGATTTATGAAGTTTCGACAGGGCTTGAATACAAATGGAAGAATGAGAAATATCCGACACATCAGTCTCTGGAATTTGATCTCTCAACTATGAGAGATTCAGATTCTTATAGTGTTGAATTTTTTTTGGATGAACATCTGGCTTATAGAGGTGTATATGTAAAAAAAGACTCATTGCCTTTTTGAAAAACATTTGGACTTATTAATAATGTTGCGTAATGATAGTGTCACATACAATTTCGTCTTTCTATTTAGAAAGGCGTTTTTTTATTTGGAGGAGGGATGATATGTAAAAACCATTGAAATCTTGCAATTAATCAGTCTGTCTGACTCTTACATAATGCTTATATAAAAAAACAGGCGTTTTCCCAAACGGGAGGGTGTTTTTTATTTGAGGAGATGATCTGGATGGAATCAAAATGCGAGCATTGTGGCGAGGTTCATGGGGTTTTATTGCGGGAGGAGAAAAGGGAGAATGGTGTTGAAATTGGGTATATTCAATGCCCCGCCTGCCGGCGTAGGGCCGTGTTTTCTGTGACTAACACACAAATTAGAGTCCTCCAAAAGCGTATTAGAGGTGTAAAGAACCAATATGCGAAAGCCAAGAGGCTAAAGAAAGCCGAGCGCCTTTTGACAGAGTATTTCAATTTAAAGGAGCGTATTGGTCTACTTATGCAGCCTTTAGTCGAGCAAGCAAATGAAGAGCTGAACCAATAAGTGTTTGGCACTGAAGGAGGATTATAATGCCGCCTAAGCCATTAAGGGAGTGTAAGGCCCACGGGTGTAAGGCCCTTACTAGGGAGGGCTACTGCCCTGACCATAAGCACGTCCAGCAGGAGGAAACGAAACATTACAACAAACATTCAAGAAACAAAATAATAACAAGTTTTTATAAATCAACTGAATGGAAACGAACAAGAGAACTTGTTTTGCTTCGTGACAATCGTCTTTGCCAGCAATGCTTGAGAGAACACCGATTCACTCCTGCCGACATGGTCCATCATATTGTGGAGGTAAAGCAGGACTGGTCCAAGCGTTTAGACCTTTCAAATCTCGAAAGTCTTTGCAATGCCTGCCATAACAAGGTTCACGGCGACCGGAGCAAGCCGATTAAGTAGGGATACCCCCCTATAAAAATCCTTGGGAAACAACCACCGCGGGAACGGCGCCCCCTTTTCTGTAAACAAACACCGCTTTTCAAAGTTCCCGAAACGCAAAATACCCTCTCGACAGATTTGCCGAGAGGGCTTGATATGACTGGTTTTGTTGTTGCTTTCATCATAGCATGAGATTGAGAAAAAACAAGCGCAAAATTGCAATTTTTTTAAGAAATGAGGTGAGAAAACATGCCGAGACCTGCAAAATCCGCGGCCCTTCAATTAATACAGGGCAATCCGAATAAAAAGAATACGGAAGAACTGGCCGCGCGGGCTAAACACGAACAAAAAATGAAAATGCGCGCTGACAATATCAAACCTCCTTCCTGGTTGGATAAGGTGGCTAAAAAAGAATTTAAACGGGTTGCTGCTTTATTATCTGAGGTGGAAATTATGACGGAGGCGGATATCAGCATGTTAGCCGCCTATTGTAACGCCTATTCTCAGTACATCTCTATTACCAAAATTATTGAACAAGACGGCATCATGATTCATACAGAGGGTCAAGATGAAAACGGAGAGCCGATCAAGTTGGTTGGAGAAGAGCACCCTCTGCTGAAACGGCAGAAAAATTTCTACGATCAAATGAAATCGGCTGCAAATGACTTTGGGCTCACTCCGTCTGCACGCGCCAAGCTCGCGATTACGAAAACCCAGGAAGAACGGGAGAAGACTTTAGCAGAAAAGGAGTTTAGTAATGTATGAATACAATTAAACAGTTTATGATTGATTACTCGCGCGATGTGATATCGGGCGAGATTGTTGCGTGCGAAAAGCATATATGGGCTTGTCAGCGGTTTTTAAATGATATTAAAAGAGAAGGAACAAGAGAGTTTCCTTACGTGTTTGACGATGAAAAAGCCCGTCGCTTTCTTTACTGGATGACGCAATTCAAACATACAAAAGGGCCATTAGCTGGTGAAAACATAGTTCCAGATCGTATTCAAATCTTTATTTTCGGTAATGTTTATGGCTGGATTCATAAAGATACAGGATACCGCCGTTTTACAAAAGTGTATTGGCAGGTTGGCCGTAAAAATGCAAAGACTCAGAGTCTAGCATGTGTTGCATCCTATGAAGCAATGGCAAACAATGAGAAAATGTCTGAAGTTTATATAGGGGCAACAAAGACGGAGCAGGCTCAAATATGTTGGAAGGAGATAAAAGCCCAAATAGAAGGGTGCGAACTTCTAAACAAACCTGAGCAAAAATACAGGATAGCATACAGTACCATTGAGCACCCAAAAACAAATTCAACCATCAAAGCTTTATCTAAAGATGCAGGAAAGACCGGTGACGGATTTAACCCGCAATGCGGCATAATAGATGAATATCATGCTCATAAAACGTCAGAGATTTACGATATCCTGGAGTCGGGGATGGGCGCAAGAACGCAGCCGATCATGGTTATTATCACGACAGCGGGGCACGAGTTAAACAATCCGGCCTATCGTGTGGAGTATGATTATGTTTCACGTCTTCTCGATCCAAACAAAGTAGAGACAAATGAACAGTATTTTGTCATGGTGAACGAAATAGATAAAGACGATGACATAAAGGATGAAAGGAATTGGATAAAGGCTAATCCGATATTAGCTTCTCATGAAGTTGGGAAAAAATATTTGCGAGATCGTCTTGAAATGGCTCTGGCTGTTCCTGAAAAGATGAGGGATTTCCTGACCAAGAATATGAATGTTTGGGTTAATATGCGCGACGGTGGATACATGGATATGCAGGCTTGGAAGGATTGCGGATCTGATCAGTTCCCTGATTTATCCGGCCGTGAGTGCTATGTAGGGATTGACTTGTCAAAACGAATTGACCTGACAGCTGTCTCGTTTATTTTCCCATTGGATAATGGGAGCTTTGCTGTGGATAGTCACGGTTTTATGCCTGAAGATACCTTCTATGAGCGCATGAAGACAGATAACGTGCCGTATGATTTGTGGAAGGAAAAGAACTGGTTAACCGTCACCGACGGCGCTGTTGTCGATTATGACTATATCAGGGCTTACATTAAAAAAATGGAGAAAGAGAAAGGCTGGCGGATCAAAGAAATTGCCTATGACCCGTATAATGCTACACAGTTTGCCCAACAGATGGAGGCAGACGGATATGTGATGATTGAAATTCGGCAGGGTGTTGCCACACTTTCAGAGCCTACGAAAGACTTCCGCGAAAAAGTGAAGGCGAAAAAGATCATCCATAATAAAAACGATCTGCTGACTTGGGCTATGGGGAACGCCGTTACAAAAGTGGATGCCCAGGAAAATATAATGCTGGATAAGTCCAAGTCCACACAACGGATTGACCCGGCAGCCGCGCTTATTAATGCACATGTTCGGGCTTCACAAATTGATACGGCGATCGACTTAAACGCTTATATTCAGTCTGGATCTTTCAGTCTGTAGGGGGTGAGCACTTGAAAATTTTAAAAACCTTACAGCTATTTTTAGAGGATATCTTGCTTATTGCGGGCATGGTATTCATTTCAATAGCCATATATCGAATAAACGTAAACGCGGGTTTAATCGCAACCGGTGTTTTTTTATTTTCTCTTGCCAGCTTGGCAGGATTTGTTCGTCAAAAAAATAAGGATGAGGGAGGGAAATAGATGCTATTAAGCCGTTTAAAGAGCGGAATAAAAAATGAAATTGCTGAAGAGGATAGCGGTTCCCTTCTCCATCCGGCTAATTGGTTTAGAAATATTTTTGCCGGGACAGAGAGTTCATCTGGTGAAAGAGTATCAACAAAAACGGCCGTTTTGCATCCGGATGTATATGCTTGCGTAATTGTTTTGGCTGATGATATTGCGAAACTACCGATTAAACTTTTTCAGAATCAAAACGGCAACATACAACAGATTCAAAATGAAGTAAGCGACATTATTCTGAACAAAGTCAATAACTACATGACAAGCTTTGTGTGGAAACGGCTTTTGGTTACGAGACTGTGTACTTGGGGAAACAGCTATAATCTTTTGCTTTTTGATAAAGACGGGAATGTGGCTGGAATCAGACCATTAGACCCTGAAGCGACAAATACGAATATTGATCCAAATAACGGCCGGGTATGGTATTCAACCACACTTGACGGCAAGTACCGTGAATTTTTTTACGAAGAGGTACTGCATTTTAAAAACCTATCTCTTGACGGAATTGTAGGTCAAACCCCGATTTCAGTTATTCGAGACAATATAGGGTCAAATAGAGCTGCCACAAAATTTAACGCGAAATTTTACAAGAATGGCGGCGCACCGTTTGGCGTTGTAAAAGCGCCCACCCTTTTAGACCGAAAAAGTAAACAAATTCTTAGGGAAGATTGGGAGCGGGTGAATGCGGGGCAGTCTATTGCAGTTTTAGACGCCGGGCTTGATTATTCACAAGTAACAATGCCCATGAAAGATGCACAGTTTATTGAGTCAATGAAATGGAACCGCCAACAGATTGCATCGATTTATAAGGTGCCTCCGCATAAAATAGGTGAGCTGGAGAGGGCAACATTTTCAAATATTGAGCAACAATCCTTAGATTATGTCAAAACCACTTTACAGCCAATCGTCACAAATATTGAACAAGAGTTAAACGATAAGGTTTTGACAGAGAAGCAGCGGGGAGCTGGCTATTACTTTAAATTTAACCTGGAATCAGAGCTCCGCGGGGACAGTAAATCACGTGCTGAATTTTATAAAACGATGCAAAGTGTCGGCGCTTTTAGCGTTAATACTATCCTTCAAAAAGAGGACATGACAGGCATCGGAGAGATCGGCGATGAGCATTACGGAAACTTAAACCTTGTTCCCCTTTCAATTATGAAAGAATATCAGCTTAACAAGACGAAGCGGTCTTCAGATCGACTGAAAGGGGGTGATGGCAACGGTACAGAGGAAGAAAAACAAGTATTGGAACATGAAGGTTCTGAATGATTCGACCGCTGAAATCACGCTTTACGGTTCTATTACCGGCGAAGGATGGTTTAGTGAGAGCTCGTCCAAGGCCTTTCAGTCTGAATTGAAAAGTTTAGGTGACGTGAGCTCTATTGATTTGTACATCAATTCGCCCGGCGGGGATGTTTTCGAGGGGCAGGCTATTCATTCGATGCTCCAGCGTCATAAAGCCAAAATCAATGTCTATGTGGATGCGCTGGCCGGAAGTATCGCTTCTGTCATTGCAATGGCCGGTGATAAGATTACGATGCCAAGTAACGCCATGATGATGATTCACAACCCATACATGGGGATGGTCGGGAATGCCGCGGAATTCCGGAAGGCAGCCGATGATCTGGATAAGATTACTGAAAGTATCGTTTCCACATATCTTGCGAAAGCAGGAGACAAACTGGACGACGGGACTTTACGCCAGATGCTGGATGAGGAAACCTGGCTCACCGCCGATGAAGCTTTAAATTATGGCTTGATCGATATGGTTTCAGAATCAAAGGATGTAGCAGCCTGCATTGATCATCAGGTACTGGCACATTTTAAACATGTTCCAGGCAAAATTGTTGCTCAATCTACTGCTGAAAGTCCGGCTGAAGAAACTAAGCCGGATGAATTACTAAAACAAAAGATCAATATGAAACTTGAACTCTTAAATCTTTAAGGGTTCTTTTTTTTATACCACTATTAAGGAGGACAAGCATTTGAAACAGAAAAAGTTATTGAGACTTGATATTCAATTTTTTGCCGGGGGCGGGATGTCCAAAAAAGAACGAGAATTGCGCCAGACCTTGGCGGAAAAACGTGCAAAAATTGAAGCGCTGACCGATGAAGGGAAAATGGACGAAGCCAAAAAACTGCTTGCTGAGGCTCAACAAATTAAAGATCAAATTCAAACATATGAGGATTTACGAAACATGCAGGTTTCATATGCACAAGAAGAGCCGCAGCATGATCCAGAGACAAAGAACCCACAACAGCCAACGGATGATATCGCTAAAACAGAAGTGAAGAATCATGTTCAACTTTTTGCTTCTGCCCTTAGAACAGGCAAAACACCGCAACCTCTTGCCGCGATGAAAGAGGGTGTGGATGAGGACGGTGGCCTTATTGTGCCGCAAGATATTTCTACGAAAATTAATGAAAAGCGACGTCAATTTGATACGCTGGCAAATCTCGTCGATGTCATTCCGGTATCAACAAACAAAGGTTCACGGGTTCTTGAAAAATTATCAGATATCACCCCATTGGCAAATCTTGAGGAATTAGAAAATATTGAAGAGTTAGAGAACCCTAAATTTGAAAACATTAAATATAACATCAAAGATTATGCCGGGATCTTGGTTCTTTCAAACGATTTGCTTGCAGATACACAGGAAGCGCTCTTGCAGTATCTAACGACTTGGCTGGCTAAAAAATCAGCCGTAACCCGCAATACGTTGATTCTTAACCAATTGGGGACACTTGCAAAAACAACGGTTTCAAAACAGGACGACATTAAAGACATTCTTAATGTCAAACTCGATCCAGCTATTAATGCGACAACTAAAGTTGTCACAAACCAATCCGGCTTTAATATGTTGGATAAACTGAAAGACGCGTTCGGCCGCTATCTACTTCAGCCGAATCCTACAGACCCGACGAAAAAGTTGCTGTTTGGAAAACCGGTTTCTGTGATTTCTGATAAATATTTGCCGAGCAGCGGCACAAAAACACCAAAACATCCGCTAATCATCGGAGACCTTAAAGAAGCCGTTAAACTGTTTGACCGACAGCAGTATTCTATTTTAACAACAAATGTCGGTGGAAAAGCATTTTATCGCAATTCAACAGATGTGCGAATTATTGAGCGTGAGGATGTAGTTCTTTGGGACACGGATGCTGTTGTTTACGCGGAATTTGCAACTATTAAAGACGCTGTTCCCGACAATGAAACTCCAAGTACCGGCGACACAGAAGATAAATCAGTTGACGTTGGAAAATAAAAAATTGAAAAGGATGATGAGATATGGCAGATCAATTTTTAAACCAAAGTAACGGAGTCTATACTTCTGCAGAGGACGACGGTACAGGAAAACCGGTAACGCCGGTTTATTTGAAAGGAAACAGCGAGGATAATCCTTTGTACATTAAGGGAATGCAGGGGGAACCTGGTCCGCAGGGGCCGCAAGGACCAAAAGGGGACAAGGGAGATACTGGCCCACAAGGTCCACAAGGAGAGCCAGGACCCCAGGGACCAAAAGGTGACAAAGGTGATCCAGCTGTCATCGGAGAAAAAAGCATTACACATGAAATGCTTGGTGAAAAATCAGTCAGAAGCCCAAACATTGGCACAGGAAGCGTCATGCTGGATAACTTAAACAGCGAGGTTAAGGACGTTTTAGATAATTTACAAAAACAAATTGATGAGCTCAAAGGCGGCGCATCTAGTTAACGAAAGATAGGTGATGCCCAATGACTGAAACCGAACAAAAAGAGCTTGAAGAGGCGAAAAAGTTCCTCCGGGTCGATGGTGATCTGGAGGATGATTTAATTCTTGGGTTTATCGCTTCAGCAAAAGAATACATTACGTCCGCAACTGGCCTGAAATTCCCAAATAATTCAGCTCGCGCGGACCTGTGTGTAAAGGCTTTTGTAACTCACTGGTATGAAAACCGTGAAATAGCTGGCACAACTTCAAACCTTGATGGAGTTTTGACAACGTTGATCAATCAATTAAAATACACAATTCCGGAGACTGATGCCGATGCTGAATGACATGCGATATCGAATCAAGTTTCAAATGAAAAAAGAAGGCGGCCGTCTCCCTGTGGAAGGTGACTATGAAACGGTCGTTGAGTGCTGGGCAAAAGCTGAAGGATTAAAAGGCCGGGAATACTATGCAGCGGCGGCTGTACAAAAAGAACATACAGTAAAATTTACGATCCGACACCGAGAGGATATCGACAAACATATGCGGATTCTGTTTCAGAACCAATCATATGAGATCGAATCAATTCTTCCAAACTATTCCCGAAAAAATTTCACCACAATCAGGGCAAAGGCGGTGGAATAATGAAAATCGAAATGGAGATGCAGGGCTTTAAAGAATTAGATTCATATTTATCTTCACTCGCAAGGAAGGACGAAAAAATAAATAAAGCTACTGTGAAAGCTGGTGGCGCGATTCTTGCGAAAGAAATTAACAAGAATGCCCCCCGTTCCAATATTGGGGGGAACCATCCCCACATTGATGAAGATATTATAGTCGGTAATCGAACGAGAAAGGACCCCGATGGTGAGATATATGCAGTGGTCGGCCCTACAAAAGATACAAAATACCGCGTCCACTTACCGGAGTTCGGCACGATCCATCAACCGGCTAATCCGTTTATTCAGCAGAGTATGAAAAGTGCAAATGATCGAATGCTTGAAGCGATGGTAGCCGTCATTAGGAAAGGGTACAAGCTATGAATGTGGCAGAAAGAGCATTACAACTGAAAAACAGAGTATTTGAAGCGCTGGAAACCGATCCAGCGCTTTTATTATTGGCCGATCCTTCAAACATTTTTGAACTTGCGGTACCGATTGGCATCAAAAGCAAACCAGCCTATATCGTCGTACAGGAATTGGACTACAGAACTACAGGATGGGCTGACGGAAAGCCGATTAAAGACAGTGCCGTTTATCAAATCGATGTATACAACGATTCTTCCTGCGATCAGATTTTGGCTGCCGTAGTTGGGGTCATGAATCGATTAGATTTTCAAACAGGAATTTTAATCAATGACTTTTTAAAAGATGAGGGCCTTATCCGGAAAGGTTACCGGTTTGAGGCCAATATTTTACTATAATTGGAGGTTTTAGAATGCCTGAATTTAGTTCCGTTACCGGGTTGGAAGGCGTTAGATTTGCGCCTTTAAAAAAGGTGAATGGTCTTTATGTAGCTTCAAAAATTATTGAATATCCCTATGCAATCAACGCGAAAGTTAATACGGAAACATCAACCGAAAAACAATATGCAGACAACAAATTAGTTGATATGGCCGTCACCACAGGTTCCACAAAGTTGGAGCTTGAAATGCGAGATTTACCGATGGAAATCCTGGCCGAACTGTTAGGAATTGAGGAAACAGACGGCCTCTATTTATTTAAGAAAAATATAATTCCGCCGTGGGTTGCTATGTCCTTCTTTGGGCCAAAAGCAAACGGTAAGAATCGTCATGTGGGACTTGTAAAAGGGCGTTTTTCTTTGCCAGATGATGAATGGAAAACAAAAGAAGAAAAGACTGATTTTCAGACGGTCAAACTTTCTGCTGAATTTATGGAGCGCGAACAAGACAACGCCTATAAAGTATTGGCTGATGAGGACGCACCGAATTTCAATTTGGACAAGTTTTATGAAAAAGTGTTTGGCAATGCTTATAAAAATCCGGACTCAGGCTCTGATAATAAATCCAGCGTAGACATTGGAAAGACAGTATAAAGGGAAGCTCTATGCTTCTTTTTTAAATCTAACAAAATAAAGGAGGAGTCAACATGGCTCAAAAACATATTTCTATTAAATTATGGTTTGAAGAAGAAGGAAAATATAAAACGTTTATTGCACCTCGCACAAACACAAAGACGTTGTTTGAAGCCTTAAAGTTAGATGAGACAGCTTCTAAAGCAAAAAATCTTAAAGAAGTACTCAAAAGCCTTGAGGATCGTATGAAATTCATTGTACGGGTATTTCACAATCAATTTACTTTAGAGGATTTTCAAGAAGGATTACAGTCCTTTGAAGTTTCCGATGAAGTAAGACGAATTACGGGAGAAATCATGGGCTATGAAGAACCAGATGAGGAAGAAGATTTTTTGCAAGCAGCGGAAACGGAGGACTTACAGTTGAAAACGGAATAGAACAGCTCAATGATATATATGCGACCCTTTTAAAACAGGGATGGACCATGACTGAAATTGACGAGATGGATATTTACCATTACTTAGAAGTCCTGGCTCATGAAAATAAACCAAAAGTTGTTCCAATTGATCAAATATTTTTCTAAGACTGGCTTTATCGCCGGTCTTTTTTCGTTGAGTTTATGCCAGGGAAGCGGGGTGGATACATATGGCGCAACCTATCGGAAATATGATTGTTAAAGTAGGCCTTGATGATACTGGCTTTAATCGTGGAATCGAAGGTTTAAAGCGGCAAATGCGTTTAGCGAATTCGGAAATGAAAGCATCTGGTGCAGTTTATAAAGCTGCGGGAAATCAGTCAAAGTTTCTTCAATCGCAAGTAGAAGGACTCAATAACAAATACCGCATACAAGGCCGTTTAGTAGATGAGCATCGAACAAAATACAATAAGTTAGTCAGAGAAAAAGGGCTGGACAACCGAGAAACGCAGATACAAGGTCGCCGGCTGAATGATGCAATTGCCGTACATCAAAGCCTTGGAAATGAACTGCAACGAGTAACAAAACTATTTGAAAATACCACAAACAGCACCCGGCGGGCAGCGGGTGTTTTTTCTGTGTTTAAACGCAATTCAGGAGAAGTATCTAAAGAGCTAAACGCGGTGTATCAATCAGCTACAACCGCCGGAAAGGCTCTTTCTGCTCTCGGTGCAGCAGGAACTTTGGGAATCGGCATGTCTGTTAAAGCCGCAGCTGATTTTGAGAAAGCGATGAGCCGCGTAAGTGCTTTGGCAAATGCAACAAATGATCAAATGGGTGAGCTTACAAAAACAGCCCGTCATTTGGGTGCAACAACTCAATATACAGATGGGCAAGTGGCAGAAGGTATGCAGTACCTTGCGATGGCCGGATATAAAACAAATCAAATTATCGGGGCTATGCCTGGCCTTCTCGCGACTGCCGCAGCTGGTCAAACAGACCTTGGAGTTACGGCCGATATCGTTTCTGACATTTTGACTGAATTTCATATCAAGGCTGAAGATACAAACCGTGTTGCGGATGCAATGACATATACTTTTACGAATTCAAACGCCACCCTGCAAGAAATCGGGCAAACAATGAAATATGCAGCGCCGGCCGCAAAAACAGCGGGAGTCAGTATGGAGGAATTGGCGGCGGCAACCGGTATCATGGCAAACAGCGGGATTAAAGCCGATATGGCAGGAACGGCTTTAAGGTCTACCTTGACGCGACTCTCTGCACCACCAAAACCAGCTGCATCAGCGATTGAAGAGTTGGGTCTAAAAGTTACAGATTCAACCGGTAGAATGCGTCCGCTTGCTGATATTATCGGACAAATCAATGAAAAAACAAAAGATTATACCGAAACTGAGCAAATTCGTATTGCCAAACAGCTGGCGGGGCAACATGCGCTTTCTGGGTTTATTACCTTAATGCACGCAGGAAAAGACAAGCTTCAAGAATTCACAAAAGAAATCGAAGGAAGCGGCGGCACAGCTGAAAGAGTAGCTAAACAGCAAATGGACAACCTGGCTGGCTCTATTGAGTATTTGAAATCGGCGTTAAATAACGCTGTTATCACATTGGGGAATCAGTTTCTCCCTGCCATCCGTGCAACCACTGACGGTCTAACCAAATTTGTTACTTGGTTTGATTCATTACCCCCTTCCGTTGCGAGTACCATTGCGATTACTGGCGGTGCAGTCACTGTATTTTCACTCTTAGGTGGCGCGTTCTTACTGTTGCTCGGTTCCTTGCCAAAGATAGCAGCAGGATGGAATATGCTTCGGACTGCCGGCGGATATTTAACGCGGAATGTAAATCAAGCATCAGCCAGTCTTGGCGTTTATTCTACAGAAGCCATTGCAGCGGGCGCAGCTTCCAGGACAGCGGCTGCAGGAATGAACACGACCTCCACGGCGGCGGCTGTAGCGTCTACAAGGATGGAACGTTTTCATCAATCAACCGCAGTCGCAACAACGAGAGTAGGACGGCTTGAGCAGTCATCTAGTAAAAGTACAAGAGCTATGCGGGGACTGGGCGGTGCTTCACGTGTTGCCGGCGTTGGCCTTGGATTGTTTGGCGGGCCAGTTGGTTCAATTGCCGGGCTAATTCTTTCATTTGCTCCTGAGCTCTTAAAATTCGGTGGGAGTATTTTAAAGGTTGGAGCCAATGCAATTAAAGGTGCTGGCGGCTTTATGAAATTAGCAAAAAGCGGTTTTGGCCTATTCAACATTCTCAAAAAAGGAGCAGGAGTTGTCGGCCTTTTACGTGGCGGATTGAGCTTGTTAGGTGGTCCAGTTGGTCTTGCTGTAACAGGAGTGACACTTTTAACCGAAGCTGGAACAAAGTATTATGACAATCTGAAGAAAAGGGTTCTTCCATCGACTATTGACTTTGGTGAGGGAGTATCGAAGTCAACGGCAAAAGCTGTGAATGCTTATGAAGATATGAATATTAAAGTCACAGCAAAACTTGAATATCTCCGTATAACTAATGCCAAAATCACCAAGAAAATAGCGGACGATGTCACAACACAGTTTACAGCGATGGGAGAGTCATTGAAAAATGGATTCCAAACAAGCGCTGATTCAGCGACCAAGGTATTAAAAGAATTTTTTGCTTCTAATGATAAAATGTCAGATAAGGAAGAAGCTAAGATTCTAAATAAAATTGAAGTTGGAAATCACAAGAAACAAAAGAAAATCCAAGGATACGTAGATCGCATTAATGAGATTTATCGAAACGCCGCAAAAGAACATCGTAAGCTTACGGATAAAGAATATGAAGAAGTTACTAACATTCAAGGAAAAATGCTCTCCCAAATGGAGACAGCACTAACCCGAAGCAAAGATGAGCAAACGAAAATCTCTAGAAAGTTGAAAGAAGAGTCTTCAAACCTTTCCGCCCAACAGGCTGCTGCTGTTGTGAAAAATAGTAATAAAGCAAAAGAAAAAACAATAAAAGCAGCCGAAAAGCAACGCGATTCCGTTATTGCTGCTGCTGATGATCAGTATTATGTAAAAGGCACAATTTCAAAGGAAGAGCACGATGACACTGTTGAGAAAGCTAGAAGCCAAACCGAAAAAACAATTAAAGAAGCAGAAAAGACACATGAAGGTGTAGTCAAAGAGGCAAAGCTTCAAGCTTATGGACATATTGATCAAGTCGATTTTGAGACAGGCGAAATTCTTGAGGAATGGGATATTCATCTAAATGATTTAGCTGGGGTAGTGAATAAGATCACCGGCTATATTAATAGCGTTTTTGAATTTCTTCATATTCCCACTAAAATTCCGGAATGGAAGCCAAAGGGTTATCAAGATACTTCTAAAATGCAAATTGCGCCTGGTGCGAATTATGCAAAGGGTACAGATTTTCACCCTGGAGGAAAAGCGCTTGTCGGTGAAGAAGGATGGGAGCTGGCCCATACACCAGGCATAGGAACTTATGTTGTAGGGGCAGGCGGCCCGCAAATTTGGGATCTCCCGCGTGGAACATCTGTACTTCCTCATGATGAGTCAAAAAAACTTGCTGCTTCGGGGATTCCTGGATATGCAGGCGGAGTCGGGGACTTTTTCAAAAAAGCGATTGACGGCTCTAAAAAGATGGTTAACGGGGCTGTATCTTTTGGAAAAAGCGTCGTGGATAAAGTCGGGGATGTCAGCTCAAGTGCAATGGACTTGATTACAAAGGGTCCTGGCAACTTAATCAAAAAACTATTTAGTGGGCTTATCCCCTACAAAACAGGAAAAGGCATCGACATGTTAGGAACCGGTGTACTTAAGACACTGAAAGACGGGGCAGCTAAATTCCTGAAAGGAGTCATGCCAGAGCCGTCCACATTTAAAGGGACCGGAGGAACGAAAGCCGTAAACCAATGGGTGACAGAGGCTGTTGGTATAGCAGGGGTGCCACTTTCATGGATTCCAGGGCTTGTGACCATCGCCATGAAGGAAAGCGGCGGAAATCCAAATGCTATCAACTTATGGGATTCCAATGCGAAAGCAGGCCATCCCTCACAGGGGTTGATGCAGACGATCCCGAGCACTTTTAACGCCAATAAGTTTCCTGGACATAATAACATTTTGAATCCGATAGATAATACGTTGGCTGCAATTAACTATATCAAGCGCAGATATGGAGACATTAGCAATCATCCAGGCTTAAAATCAATGGCCCGAGGTGGCGGCTATGTTGGTTATGCAAAAGGTGGTATCTCACCTGGACGGGGTGGCTCAAAATGGGCCATCTTAAATGAACGAGGGTATGATGAAACGACCATCACGGAAGATCCTTCATACAGGGAGCGTAATATTGGTCTATGGGCTCGTATCGGTAGCAAGCTTGGCGTACTTCCGGATTTGCAGGATGGAATGGTTTCAAAAGCGCTTCTCCTGCTTCAAAAAGTTTCGGAAAAGCCTGCACAGGAATTGGCCTCGCCTAAAGACTTTTCTGTGGACATCAGCCGTGTTGTGCAGAACCAAGAAAAACAAATCAGTATGATGACAAAGCAGATTGATTTTCTAAATAAAAATGTGCAGCTCTTGCAACAGATCCTATTAAAAGATAACAACACTTATCTTGATGGGAAGAAAATCGATCAATCATCCGGGGATCGGTATACTCGAACTTCATACTTGAATGGGGTGAGATAGTGGAATTGTACATTGACTATGATAATGGTTTAGGGGAGCAGAGTTTAAGCAGCCTGCTTCCTTTTTTTGAACCTTTAAGTTTTACACCTGAGTCACCAGGCATTGAGCGTGAAACAACAAATATCCCGAGAATAAATGGAGTCGTTTTGCCGCAGCATCCCCGTGACGTCAAATATACAGAAAGAAAAATATCAGTTGAAATCTATCTGAATTCAGTCATTGCCGAAAATTTTTATCAGTATCGACGGGAACTATACGCGGTTTTGGTTAAACCGTTCCCTTACTATATTTCAACCGACTTGTTGCCAAATCTCCGTTTTCGTGTCACATGTGATGGGAATTTCAGTATTCCAAAGGAAAAAGAAAAAAACCATGTTTCTTTTACTGTGGAATTTAACAACTACACTGGTTTAGCGGAGTCAAAATTCACTTCTCTGACAAAGCAAAATTTTGACGGTGAGCATTGGAGCCCAGGCATGAACATTCAAATGCGAGATGATCTGGAATACAGGTTCAAAAATCGAAAGAGGTTTCAGGTTTATAACACTGGTGATGCCTATATCAATCCTTTGGAACATGACTACAATGTGACCTTATGGGCGGCCGGAAAAAATGTGACGATCATCAACCATACAAATGGTGAAAAGCTGAAAATTGAACAGGAATTAAAAAAATCACAGCGTGTTTCTTTTATTAAGCAATACACAGTGATCAATAAAACACCTATTAAAACATCCGGCAGACTCCCGGGACTCGATATAGGAATGAATAAGTTTGAAATCTTGAATACCAATGATTTTGAAATCATATTTGATACCCGTTTCTACTACGGGTAAGGAGCATGCAATATGGCAAACACAGATTTTATAAAGGAAATTGCACCAGACGCCCAAAGAGTCTATAAAAAGTATGATATTCTCGCGTCTCTCATTATTGCTCAAGCCTGTTTAGAGAGCGCATGGGGGACAAGCGGGCTGGCGCAGAAAGGGAAAAACTTATTCGGCATCAAGGGTACTTATAATGGTCAATATGTTCTCATGTGGACAACTGAATACGATCGGAAAGGGAATGCGACCCGGGTACAAGCCAAATTCCGCAAGTACCCATCCTGGTATGCTTCTCTGCAAGATTTAGCCAAACTTTATGTTAACGGAACAAGCTGGGATCCCGACCATTATAAAGCCATAGTAGGTGAAAAAGATTACAAGAAAGCGACAGCAGCCCTTGTAAAAGCCGGTTATGCTACAGACCCGGCTTATGCGACGAAGTTAAACAATCTAATTGAAACGTATAATCTTACACAATATGATTCTGTGGACGATATTCCTGTTGATCCTGATCAACCGGACACACCGATACCGGAGCCGGAATTTCCGAGTAAGGAATATGACGGTAAAGACATCACACTCAATCAGAATTTGCCTTCAGATGTTGATTTTCCACAGTTGCATGTTTCAACGAAGGATGGTAAAAGTGTCGTTGAAATAACGGGTGTTTCCGTTGATCTGACGGACGATACGACAGGTAAGAAGAGTTTTACCTTCACGATCACAAAAACGCAGGAGAACGGCACAGAATTCGATTTATTGGTAAACGACAATATACTTTATCTGGATGAGAAAAAATTCAATCATCAAAAATACTATATTACGGATGTAGAGGTAAGACAGGAAAATAACATCCTTACAAAAACCGTCACGGCAGCTCATATTTTTTCTGTTCTACTGATCAATAATTACGTGAATGATACCGTAACAAAGAAATTAAAGCTTAGAGAAGCGCTGGACATTGCCTTGAAAGATACAGATTTCAAATATATCTTGGAGGCGCCAGAGAGCGAATTTCCAAGCGCTGAGCAGGAGAATTTTGGCGATAAAAACTCTACAGAATTGATGGATGAAATTATTGAAGATTATGGGCTTGAAATAGACGTTGATAACTACAAAATTCATGTCTATAAAAAGATGGGAAAACGGGTCAACTTCACCTTAGATTCGCGCTATAACATGCCGGGCATTTCAATTAAAACAAACTCGCAAAACAGTACAACACGTGCCTGGGGATACGGGGCCTTAAAAAAGGGGAGCAGTACTGATGACAAAAACCCTCAGTACGAGTTTGAGCCTGTTTTATACATCCATCCAGACGAGAAGAAATTCTTAATTGAAGGGAAACCGCGCTGGGCTGAACCGATTAGGGATGAGCGCTATAAAAAAGCCAGCAGTATGATTTCTGCATTAAAAAGGCATGTGAACCCATATCCAGAAATGACGGTAGAAGCTGATTTTCAAAAAATCTATGAACCGAAGCTTTTAGAGATCGAACAAGATTTCTGGAAAGGCGACACAATTCATGTCTTGGCTGATACGGCGGATGGTATCACATTTGAAGATGATGTGAGACTTGTGTCCATCCAGTACAACCCTCTGAACCCATACAGCAGTCCGAAATTGACGTTTGCGAACTTCCGCAAAGATATCCAAAGCATAAATGTGGATCAAGCGAAAAGGCTTAGAGATCAAAAACGATATATTGACCAGCTTTTTAAAACGCTCAGGTAGGCGTTTTTTTATTTTGCCAAAAAGGGAGTGATGGACATGTTGCGGCTGATTAAGCACTACAATAAAACTCGTAATTCACTTTATGAATCCCAGCTAAGTGAAGATATGCAATCCATAGAAAATGCCTTGAATGATCACGATTATAATTTGAAAAGACATGAGTCTTCCAGAGCCGCCCACACGTCGGAACAAATCGACCACGGCGGCTTTACTGTTGGAAACCGTCTGAAAAATTTATCAGCACGCTTTGCCAACCTAGTCACAAATCACGACGGTTCAGATGTCAAAGAAGTAGTGGACGCCCGGGTGACAACTGACGGAGAAATTGCTCAAACATTGAAAGATCGCCTGGACTTAGAATTTAATAGACTCGCACAAAAAATAAAGCGCACTGTGTATGTAGATGACTTTGGGGCCGTTCCGGACGGAAAAACCGACAGCACTGAGGCTTTCAAACAGGCTTTAGGAAATGGCCGGGTGCGAATTGAGTTAAGTGCCGGTACTTATATTGTGAAAGGCATCAAGCTCCCATCTTGGACCTACTTGAATGGAAAGGGAAAAGGTATCACCACCATCAAGCTTCATGAGGATACGCCCGCAAGTGAATGGGTGATTACAAATGCAGACTATGAGAAGGGAAACAGAAATATTTTTGTACAGGGGATGTCGCTTGATTGGAACCCGAATAGACAAGGCGGAGTTCGGGCGACTGGCGGGCAACATTCCAGCTGCTTAACACTTGCCAATGTGAAATATGGCTGGGTGAAAGATGTTGAGGCGATAAACCCAGGGCTGCACGGTTTTGATATTACAGCTCCTACTTATGATCATTTGCCAACAACCGATTATACGAAGAACGGGAGCCGTTATATATGGCTTGATAATTGTGTTGCCTATGGATATGGGGATGACGGGATTACCACACATTACAGTGAATATATTTTCATCTCCAATTCACATTGTGTTTATCCAAGCGGCAAAGCTCATAAACAGGGGGAGTCCAATTCCAACGGTATTGAAATTGACGACGGTTCAAAGCACGCCTGGATACTGAATTGCTATTCTGAGGGAAATGTCAGGGGCGTGGAGGTTAAAGCTCATGCCAAATGGCCGGCTGCTCAAAATGTCCATGTTATCGGTCATGTGTCTTATCGTGATGTGCGGTCATACGATATCCGTCATATCGGCCATCATTTAGCATCTGACCCTGAAAGCACGACAGCTTACGGTGTCACATTAACAGATTGCACGGCGATTGAACCGGTATTTAATTCCTTGTATAAGGACCTTTCACCGCGTGCGCTTGTCATTTCTGCCTATAAAAATGTCGTGGTAAGCGGCTTTACAGCCATCGGTGATCCTTCATACGATTATAAAAATTATCCCGCTATCGCACTGCAATATCGCAGCCGAAACATCTCACTCAATGGAATTCAAGTGCGTGGGTTTAAGAAAGCTGAAGCGGATATCCGTCTTTTTGGTGGCAACCAGCGGACTGACAATGTTAATATCTCGAACTTCACTTTTTATAAATCGGCCAAAAGCGGCATCGTGATTGGCGGGGGAGTATATAACGTTAACATCAACAATGGGATCATGACAGGGGACAAGGGTGCTTATGGCATCACCTCACCAAACAGCCAAGCCAATATTGTGGGTGTTTATGCAGAGGGTTATGATTACTCGGCGATGATTAAAGGCCAAAAGTATAACTATGTGCCAAACAACTTAAAAGGCGGAACGAGGGTTGCCACAACTTCAGGATATGCGACATCAGAGACTGGTTTTCTTGCGGCTTCTTCCGGTGATCCTGTCGCTTCCGGAGAGGCTTCAGCTGTCATCGGATCAACCGGCGGATGTAAGGCACAGGGTACGCGGAATGTGGTGATCGGTTCTTCTGAAAGATCGACCGCAACAAAAGACGGAAGCCGGTCTGTCATCGGATCATCAAATAATGTCAGGATTGAGGGGGACGGAGTATCCCGGACAATTTTATCCTCACAAGCTGTCATAAATAATAAGAGCTATACAGTGGCGCTTGGATATGGCACCGGGAGCCCATCGGCTTCAAATAAAAAAGTAGAGCTAAACGCAAAGGCTGGCAATGTTTTAGGAACCGGTCGTATTGAAAGTGTTTCCGACTTAAAGGACTTGGCTGAATACTTTGAATCCAAAGACGGCAGCAAGATTGATTCCGGTTACCTGGTAACGTTGGACGGCGATAAAATTAGGAAAGCAGAAAAAGGTGAAAAGGTTTTAGGCGTTATTTCAGAGACGGCTGGCGTCATTATGGGCGGCGCAGCTTTTTATTGGAATGATCGCTATTTAAGAAATGAGTTCGGCGGGATCATCTATGAAGAAATCGACGTTGAATCAGAAGACAAAGACGGTAATGTGGTGATTCAAAAAGAACTCGTTCCGAAAGAAAACCCACATTACGATCCGGATGTAGAATATATTCCGCGAGAAGAGCGGGACGAGTGGCATGTTGTAGGGCTGGTCGGCCAGGTCTATGTCAGGATTGATGATACGGTCCAGGCAGGGGACAGCATCGTTCCTTCAGGCGGCATTGGCACTAAATCAGAAGACGGAACAGGCTTTTATGTGATGCGTATCAAGCAGCCTTACTCTCATCATAAAGGATATGGTGTTGCCCTGGTCTTTATGTATCCGCAGCTGTAAAGGAGGCTCATTGATGATTTATAAACAAGGTGGTATATCACTTGATATAAACGCGCGGAAATCGAACGCGCAATCAACCAATATCCAATTTTTCACCCAGGATACGGGCAGCGCAAAGCTGTCCTTTTCTTTTACAAAAGACGGCGTTCCATTGCCCCTTTCGGCCGTAGACGCCAAAATTGTCCTTCTGTATGCGGATGACTCGTTTTATAAACGCAGCCTGACGCTGACGGACAAGGTAAACGGGAAAGCAGAATATGTGTTGTCTGACGAAGAACTCAAGCATTACGGCCAAGTTAAGGCCGAAATCAAGCTTTATTATACGAATAGTCAGGCGCTTGCGACGGTCTTTTTTACCTTCCACATTGAGAAAACTCTTGAAGATCAAAACATCGTGCCTGTTGCGGAGTATTATATTGATGATTTTGAAACGCTCCGGGCTGGCATTAACAAAACGGTGGCGGAGATCAGCCAAACTCTTGATGAGATCAAAGCAAAATTTGCGGAGTTTGAAAATATTGAAACAAAAGACGGGGCGACGGAAAAGGCGAATAAGGCTGAAGCGAATGCCAAGGAATACACGGACAAAGCTGAAGCGAGCGCGAAAGAATACACTGACAAAGCGGCAGTAAGCGCAAAGGAATACACAGACATTCATGCCAAAAATACGGATATTCATATCACGGCAGCGGAGCGGGATAAATGGAATGAGGCGGAGTCCCGGGCAAAGTCTCATATCAATAATCAGTCGAACCCTCATCAAGTAACGACAAAGCAGGTTACACTCATTAATGATTCAGCATTTCAAGATGCTTCTTATGAGGGAGATAATTATCCTGATGGAATCTCAACTTTTCCGCTTTTAGCTAATGAAGCCACAGGATACCCGAGTTCATATGGCGGTATTTTAAATGTGAAATCAACTCAATATCGGTTTGCCCAAGTTTTCTTTCCAGCAGGAAATTCGAAGGACCCGAGAATCTACATTCGTCATTGGTATCATAGTCTAGGTTGGACAGACTTTAGCATGATTCCAACTTCAAATGATCTAAAGCCTGCCTGGACTGAGGTTCCTTTGAAAAACGGCGCGAAACATGGGGCTAGAAAAGTTATGTGTGCGGTGGTTGGCGGTTTTCTGTGTTTAAAAGGCGAGATTATCACCAATAGAGGCGTGATTTTTGGGACGCTACCAGCTTCATATAGACCTGACCAGCTCCGCAGTAGACTTGTTCCTATATTCGGTACAACAGGGATGACTAAATTGTATATCGAAACAAACGGAAATATGAGGTTGGAGGGGCAAATCGCTGATAAATCCGAGAACATAACTTCTTATGGTTTGGACGAAATTATTCCCCTGTAGGAGAGATAAGTCATGAAAAACATTTTTAAATATGACAAAGAGACGTTCTTGTTGATTGATAATGATATCATTCAGCCTGATGATCAAGGGAACTATGAAATTCCGGATGGATGGACAGATATTCCATTTGACCCGGGTTTATATCTTCCGAAGTTTTATCCGGACGAAAAGGTGTGGAAGGAGACGGCTACAAAAGATTACATTGAAAGCTTGCAGCCTCCGGAGCCTGAACCGGGCATAACTGATCTATTGAAAAAACAAAATGCTTTGCTCTCATTGCAAGTTGCGCGCCTGCAGGCTGATGTTGAAGCGTTAAAAGGGGGCGGGGCATCATGAAGTATCCCACTCTTGCAGATATAAAACAATTCTATGATTGGGGGTGTTACACGGATGATGAGATGCGTGAGTATGTGAGGATCGACTGGATCACCCCGGCACAGTATGAACAGATAACGGGGAGGAGCTATGATAAGCCCACAGTCTGTGTGGATTTAGGAATGCCAAGCGCCCAATAAGGGTGTTGTTATTTTGCCTCAAAGGAGGTGAAAACGATGTGAGAACAGGAGGATTAGGGGACATGACGCAACCGAATGATTATGATGTTTTACAAAAAGAAATCGCAGAAATTAAAGCAGATCAAAAAACACAAGATCAGCGGATCACTACCCTCGAAAGAACGACTGACCGACATGATCAGCAGATCATTTCAATTAATGAAAAACTGAACAAGATCGAGGAAAACACAACTTGGATCAAGCGCAGCATCACCGGCGCAATCATTACAGCGGTCAGCACCGGCATCATCGGCGGCGCAATCGCTGTTTTTTATAATCTACTGCAGAAATAAGGAGGAAAAAACAATATGAAAAACTTTGACAAAGGCACGGTCGTCCGGACGGTGCTTCTTTTTATTGCATTGGTAAACCAAACTCTAATCATGTTTGGAAAGGCAGCTTTGCCTATCAGCGATGACCAGGTCAATACGTTGGCCGATGCTCTGTATTTGGCCGGCTCCGCAGCATTCACCATCATTACGTCTGTGGTGGCTTGGTATAAAAACAACTACGTCACAAGCAAAGGAAAGTTGCAGAAAGAGACTTTGAAACAAAAGGGATTAACAAAATGAGGTTGCCGTCTGGCAGCCTTTTAATAATTTAAAGGAGGATTATTATTATGGGAATCAAAGGAATCGACGTATCACACTGGCAAGGTAATATCAATTGGAAGAAAGTTGCGGGGGACGGTATTAAATTCGCCTTTATCAAAGCAACAGAAGGGACAACATTAAAGGACAATAAATTTGAAACGAATGTTTCAGGTGCTAACGCTGTGGGGATTAAAACGGGAGCCTACCACTTTGCAAGATTCGGTTCCAAGTCAGAAGCATTGGCAGAAGCCAAGTTTTTTCTGTCAGTTGTTAATAAGGTCCGTCTCACATATCCGCTTGTGCTTGATCTTGAAGTCAATCAGCGGAATGTCAGTAAATCAGTATTGACAGATGCAGCAATTGCCTTCTTACGAGAGATTGAAAAGGCCGGCTATTACACTATGATTTACAGCGGAAAATCCTTTCTTGAGAACTGTCTTGATGAATCTAAACTGAAGCCATTTGCATTATGGGTTGCTCGTTATAACAACACACTTGGCCGTCATGCAGATATCTGGCAGTATTCTGATTGTGGAAGGGTCGCCGGTATTTCTGGGAATGTTGATATGAATATTTGTTATCGTGACGGGTTACGGGCTCAGGTAGCCGTGACAACTGAAAAAGCTGCTACTGTAAAACCTGTTTCAAACAAAAAGCCAGTTAAAACGGAGACAGTTTACACAGTCAAAAAAGGGGACACGCTTTCGGAAATCGCACAGAAAAACAACACGACCGTTAAAGCTCTCCAAAATTTGAATAACATTAAAGATGCGAATAAGATTTACGTTGGCCAGAAATTAAAGATTAGCGGCAGTCCTTCAACAGCATCGAATAAAAAGCAATATTACACCATTAAATCCGGTGACACTTTGTCTGGGATCTCGAAAAGGTTTAATACATCCATTAAGACGCTGCAAGCTTGGAATGGTATCAAGAATGCCAACAAGATTTACGCTGGTCAGAAAATTCGTGTTAGATAA